CACCGTCAACCATGATGACAGCATTCGGCAGCACCGTCGCGAGCTTAGCAGCAGCAGTAGCCGCGGTAACACCAGCAAGAGCAACCGTAATGGTCTTACGGCTATGCTGGATGTCCTCGTTGTTACCCTTATAGAAATAAGTCAGGTCAACGATAGAATACGCTGTCGTGCCGGTAGGATCGACCTGATAGTTAGCCTCGAAGTTATTCGGCCAACCAATGCCACGATAGATATCGCCACGCTCACCAAGGCAGAACCACTCGAGGTCAGCAAGCTTACGAGCACCAGCAAGAGTGTCGGTAGAATCCTTAGAAACAGTAGCAACAGCCACATTCGCCCACTCGACATCGATGGAGTCAATCTCGACATCCTCACCGAAGACATCAAACGGGAGCTTAGAAACGGACATCTTGCCGAGCTTCCAAGGCATGTAAACCTCTGTCAGCACAAGACCGCTGGCAGAAGAAGAACGGTCAACCAGCTGAACGCCAGTAGCGGCCTCCTCACTACGAAGAGCAAGATCAAGAGCATCCTTAAGAGCGCCATAGAAGTTCGTCGGAGTCATGGCTGTCTTGGTGTAAACATCAACAACCTTGGCAAGACGATCCTCATCAGACAGGCTAACATACTGACGGAAGATGACCTTCAGCACAAAATGATAGCCAGCTGGGACATTACCATTATCAAGAATATCGCTATTCACGGTAACAGTCGCCTTCTTGCGCAGAGGAACCAGCTTATTGACGGCAGAAGTAATATTCACGTACTCAACCTGAGCCTTCTGAATAACATCAGAAGCAACAGCAGAATAGCTGGAACCCGGGTCAACCTTGAAGTACTCGTCGGCCTCCATAGCGGAGAAGCAGTTAGCGGTATTAGACACGTAGAATTGACGGGCCTGGTCAGTATTAAAAACAGACATATTAATTAATCAGTTTGTTGTTTTGCGACTGGATCCCAAGCAGCTTTCGCCCTTAGTACAGCCAATTCGAGTATTCGCCTATGACAAGATGCAGGAAACTCACAAGGCGTTTCATCAGTTACGCCATTAACTGATAGCTCATATTCGTTGTCGCTATCAAAAAGAACAATAGGTTTGCACCGTCTTACATATACAATAGTATATGAATCAAGCTCTCCTTTGTAAATTAATATCCTCCTATAATCTGATGAATCTTCACTGTATTCATCAACACGAAGAACAATATTCTTATTAAATCTAAATGGATTCATAAGAATATAATTGACTTCGTCTTCTCTTACAGGATATCCATTACAAGGATGAGAAGCGCAATTGTCATCATGACACATAGCAGACTCGCGAAGGATTATTATAACGTCATCTTTATTCTCTGCTTGGAAACAAACGGCATTAGTATTGCGACGTTCGAAACCGAATTCTACCGTTTGCGCTTCTGAAGAACTGTATTCCTTTCGAACGATAAATGGATTCAATAATGCTAACACTCTATTGTTGCTATCACCACCTATCTCAGAAATAAGTTCTTCTTGATATTGTTCCTCTGCTTCTGTTAGGAAAACACTCTTTTCGTATGAATTCAAGCTCGGTGCTTGATTCGATGTGATATTATTATAAAGGATATCAAACTCCCTGCTGAATTCTAAATTTGTCATAATTAAGACTTATTGACTTTAGCCTCAATAGCAAAACGCAACTCTTGGTTCTTTGGCAAACTTATGAATGCCGCAGCAACATTAAATGTGGGATCTTCGTTAGGATTACAAAGCGGTTCATTATTATCTCGTAAGAAATAATATTCGCCACGTCTATAAACAACGCCAGCGTCAATCGCTTTCTTTAATAAGATCTTAGCATCGAGATATTCATCCTGTACGCAATCGAGGAATCTTGCTGGTTCATTAGTTATAATATCATATACCTGTTCTTGCAAGTATTCTATACTCTGCTTAGGCGATATCGATTTACCAGTAAGTTGTTCAACTATAATGCGGAGTTTATCCCAGTTATCCTTTATGCTACCATATTCGACATAGCACTGATAAGTACGGTTTGCTTTCTTGGAAACAGTCTTTGCTGCAGAACCCTCCTCTACGATATAATACTCATACGTCTCAAGTGGACGCTTTTCATATCCATCAAAAGAAGGAGCAATATAATCTTTGTTTGCAAGAAGAATCTTGTACTTAATATAATCTTCTGGGACGCTTAAATCCAAATAGTTATCCTGCTTGCGAAGCTTTACCATGCGATTTGACCAGTAATTATCTTCCTTGCGATAAATACTAAGTGCATTGGTTGGTAAGCCCATTACATACTCGAGATAATTCTTCTCATTGGCCGTCAGTACATTTACAAAAGCACCAGACCGAAGTACTGGCACCGTAAAGTACCTATTAGCATCTTCAGCCATACCATTGCTATAAGCATGTCGCGGATCAGTAACAAGTCCGTGATTCTTTGGTATACGTCTGACTATAACCCTTGTATTACGAAGACAGTTAATGAGCGGTCTTGCCGCTTGGCTCTCTTCAATAACCGGAGTTGCTTCCGGTTTTCTAACTTCCGGCAATACGGTCTCAAGCGGGACAAGATCGTCCTTTAATTCCGAATCGTCAATAATAATTCCAGTATTAGCTTTTTTAGCCATTTTTCTCCCTTATATTAAAAGTAAGGGGGAGGAGATAAGTCCTCCCCCTATATATAATTGAATGCCTATTAGCCCGCAAGAACAGACGGTATGATAGACATGGTGCGCTGTGCATCGAGGACACAAACGCCGAAGATAGCCATACGGTGGAAGACCGCAGCATCTTCATCGAAGCTCATCTGGTCGTTGCCAAGCTGACCGGTGAACGGATTACGCAGACCCCACTGATAACCACGGAAGTCGCTCTGGTTGCGAACAGCACACTTGAAAATGTTAGGCTGCTCGGTGGAACCGATATAGAGGATGTCGAAGCGAGAAGAGAAGGCCGGACGACCATTCCACTCAATCTTATGACGAACACGGTCATCATAGAACGGCACAACGTTAATCTTCACATGGACACCCATCGGAGCAATCCACTCAGTGATTTGGTAGTCATTCACGCTGATGGCATTACCAGGAGCGAAGTCTGCATTAGCCTTCTGATAGTAAGGCGGATTAGCGGAAGAGACCAGCGGCATCCAACCAGAGGTCATATCCTTAGCGGCCTTGTTGAACAGAAGAGCACCCTGCTCACCAGTGTTGATAACAAACGTACGATCGCCATACTCAAGCTTGCCAGCAGACAGCTCATACAGAGCGTCAAGGATAAGCTTCATCACCTGATGAGGATCGTTGTAGTACATCTGGTTACCATAGGAGATCTGTTCCATAAGACCAGCACCAGTCTTGATGGCATTACCGGACTTACCGATATTCAGATACTCACCATCAGCAGTACGGTTAGAACGACCCCACAGCATAGCGGTATTGATGTCCTCGTTAAACTGGCGCTCGAACTCGAACTCGACATTGTGCATCCACATGTTCGTCACAGTGTGGGTCAGCTTACCATTGGCGCCTTCAGATATGATCGGAATACCACAAGCAAGCTTCTTGTTCAGCATGGAACCGGGCACCTTGTGCTGCTTACGAATCGTAGAGAATTCGTTACGCATGCTGACCGGAGCAGCAAATGTGATATCAGATACCTTACGGCTGAGCTCCTGCTCAACGAAGGCAGCCTCACGGCTAAAGCGCTCACCAGGAAGCAGACGGGTAGCAGGAACACCAGTAGTGTTACCACCAGCAAGCTCCACACGGAACACATAGTTTGTACCCTCGATACGAGGATCGCCCAGAATACGGAACTGATAGACCTCATTCAGCTCACCGACGATATAATCACCGTCGAAGAAAAGGCCCTCACCAAAGACAAGGTAGAACGGCTCAACGCGCGCACCGATCATCCCCTCATCACCGTCAATAACGGTACCATCAAGAGTACGGGCCTCAACCAGCGGGACGTTCTTACGAGTGCCGCCGATGACCTGCCATGTGTACTCGGTGTCATCATCAAATTGCTTAGTAGGGAACTGAGACAGATAAGTATTCAGACTCTTACCATACCGACGAGCAAGGAGTTGAACCATAATATCGCTAGCCTTCTGAGGAGCGAGCTTATAGATTGAACCAAGGTGGTTGTTCTTGGTCAGACCTCCCCAACTCTCAAAGGAAGTCATCTGGAATTTACCTAATTTACCTGGCATAATTTATTAAAACTTAAGTGTTAAATGTCCAAACGAATGCCAGCTCCAATATAACTATTTTCATCAGAAGAACCAGAAATATAATTAAAACTACCATCGCTGTTGCGTGTGGTAGAATTAATCTTATGCTCTAATTCCTTGACAGAATTCTTAACTTCTTTTTGTACTTTTTCTTTGACGAGTTTATCTACATTCTTAAACCCATCAGTAAGAGTAAATAAAAGACCAAGATTCTTTACAAATTCAAGTCTATTCTCTTTTTGATATTTTTCGATTGCGGTTAAAACGCGGCCAGATTCCTTATCTTTATATACCGGTTTAGATATGTTTTCCACAACCTTCATGCGGGTATCCTTATCAACCTTCAAGCCACCAAGTATTTCGCCATCAAGAATTGATGACTTAAGCGAATTAATGTCTTTTTCCATTTGGCTTTTTTGTTCTTGCATTTTCCGCTTATTCTCTTCGATTCGTGCTTGATATTTTTGGTTAAAGAATTCCTTGTTCGCTTCAAGCGCATCAGCTGCTTCTTCTATGTCCGAATTTGAATCGAATATGCTTTTTATCTTACGAGCTATCTGCTGCTGATTATAACCCTTGTTTTGCAAATCCTGTGCAATGAGATTCCGGCGAAGTTGTTCACCTTGCTGAGTTTCGTCATTGAGGGCTTGTTCAGTTATATTCTCAAGATAGCTTAAGAGATTCTCATATTCTTTTATCTCATCTTTCGGAACATTATACTCAAGCGCTTCATTAATACGCTTCTGCGTTTCATCTAATTTTGCTTCGACCGCTTTCTTGATAGCGGCAGAGAATGACTCTGGAGACTGTACACTGTCAACATCTTCAGTTGTGAGGCCATCGAGGACACCATCTTCTACGAGAGCGTTAAGCGTGGAATGATAGAAGTTAGGTTTATCGGGAGAAGGCTTCGTCCCATCAGTTGATGGTGCCTCCTCTTGGCCTGCTTTTTGTTTTTCACCTACGCTCTCAGGGCTAGAAAAAATGGCGTCTCCATCTATCTCGTCCTCGGTGACATTTTCATCCGGCTTGTCTTGGGGGGATTCCGGATCATCAATTTCTGCGCCCGTGAAGAGATTCTCCACCTCTTCCGGACTTAATATTCCTGTAAAATCTAATTCCATAAAATTATTTCTCCCTTGATTTTATTTTAGTCATAAAAGTTCCGCAAATATACAATGAAAATTTTCATTTTCAAAGTAAAAATTTACGAAAAGTAATGAGTTGTTATTTACTACTTAATCTCGATAAAGATAGTTTTACCTGCCTTATTCGCTGCGTCCATTATATCATATAATTTTTTGAATGTATTAAAACTGTCGGTAA